GTTGTTCAAAACGTAGTATGATCCAGGCTCTAATGTGTGGAAGTGAAGTTGTGCATTTGGTAATTCTTCGATGTAATGAGCACCGGTATTGAACGTACCAAAGTCATAATAAAAAGCACCGGCAGCGTTGTAGAAATTTGAACGGTTTAAAACACTCAAAGTGCGATTTGTGAAAATATCAAGCCATGCGCGATTCTCAGGAAATGCATTTACTTCTGGATCTTCGTGAATAGATCTGTACCAAGGTCTTGAGGCCGAAGTGTTACCTTCTAAAAACCCAGCAACATACGATCTAAGTGCCAGCAAATGAGTTGGATCTACAATGTGTTTATTTGTTCTCTCGCCATCAGATTGTGAAAGCATGAACTTGATTCTATGAGGCAAAGCCCATGAACCCCATTCAATCCACGCATTGCGAGCACCGCTATTTTCAAACTTTTGCTTTGACTGCATTCGTAGATATTCACATTGGCTTTTTGAAAAACTCATTTATAATCCTAGGAAATCGTTTGATGTTCCACTGTCAAAACCTAAAGCCGCATTTGTTTGCGCTTCGGCCGTCCGACGAGCTGCAGCCGCATAGTTACTTGCCGCTGTATCTTCTTGTTTTTTTCTTAAAAGATCATTTTGACGTTGGGTTTCTTTTGCCTGAGCTTCTTTCTCTAATGCTGTACGAGCATCTGCCGCTTGCGCACGCGCAGCATTTCGTCCAGTCACTTCACCAATGCCTTCATCAACTGCGCGAGTCCAAATACCTTTTTTAACATCCAGTTTGCCGTCTTTAACGCCAGCAAGTCCCATTGTTACAGTGTTTACAAACGCATTAGCAACCTCATCGAGATTGACATTAGGTGTTTCTACTTTAATATCAGGTAATCCAAATAGTCCCATATTTGAAAGCCTCTGGGTTTTTTAATTTAAAGTCAATTGTAAATGTTCCGGTACTCGCCTTCTTAAATGTCTCGATATGGGTCATACTCACTCATCTGATAAGCTCCTGAACCTACCGTCTGGTTCATCGGATCTGTGTATCGATCATTCTGTGGTAAGCGTTCGAGCACACGATGAGCAAAACCTAAAACAAATCCATCGGCCACATCGGGAGAAGATCCAACACGATTTTTAATATCGATCTTTGGCTCTGCTAATTTCTTCAAACTAACTTTGTGACGTGAGCCTTTGGTCCAGCAAAGTTGTTTTAAAATAATTTCTTTCCACTCTTCTTCTTTAGCATCTAAAACACCGCCCTCTATTAACCAGATATTTGCGCTGTAGTACATCTGCGCTCTGATGTTTGCATACTGCGAGTCTTTTGGATCAAGGCAGTCCGTCGGAGAATTAGCGAACGAGACCAAATGCCAGTGATCTTTACCTGCGTTTGCAGCTAGAGTTTTAAGTGCGGTACCTTCGGCCTGATCTATGAAGACTGCATCGACTCCAAGTAATTGCTCAAGCTCGCACAGTTTTACATAAGTAACCATGTGATCCTGACCGAGTGATTTATCTAATTTATATTTAGCAACTAGCTTCGCATAATTCCCTTGCTTGTACCAAATAGTAGTCTCATCTCCGCCTGTCCAGGCCGGATCGCACATTAGAACTGCCGGGAGCATTGATACCGATGCCAGATCAAAAGTCTTAGCACGATCAAGAGCAGCAGAAACAGCTTCCATATTGATGATGGAATCTTTGGCGGCTTTCCTGGGAAGTCCGCGAACACGTACTCTAAACTCGTCATGGTCTTCATTCCCCCCACACTCCCTTAGCCAAACGGCAATTTGGTCTTTACTAACGTGCTTCATCGTTCTGGTATCGATACGTTTTGAATGCCAGTCCGGTGAAATCATATTTTGTTCAAACTTACTCTCTGGATCATCCGAGTTCCCAAACGCCATCCAGATCTTAATTGTGTCCGTATCTGTCATCGCACCGGAAGCGTAGTTCCATATAATAGCAGGAATACCCGGAGCCTCCTCGAATGTGTATAATACGACGCCACCTTTATTATGTAACCCTGATATACTGGCCGGCGATCCTTCGTTCCAAGTCACGGCATCTAGTCGCCAAGTCTCAGAGTATTTCTCATCCTTTGCTTTTATGGACTCACCGAGCTTCTCAAAAAAGTGTTTTGAGTAGCGAGCATTGTTGAACCAAATGTCATACTCTGGCCACACGACAGACTTCATCTGTGGCTGCGTATTAGCTGTTATACGGCCACGAACGCGATGGGTGTACATGAGCATCATTGTTGTCATTGCGCCAAAGGCGGTCTTTGCAGCACCGTTACCGCTGGATACTATGAGTCTGTAGGCAATGTCCCTTGTAGCCGGGTTACTTAAGTGTTTTGACAACTTGCGCCATTCCTCCATTTGCCACTCATATGGCATCATGTTCTCAAGCGCATGACCTTTCTCTCCGAAAGGAAATAGGATAAAGACCAATTTACAGAAGTCATAACGGTTCTCTGCAACTAGTCTTTTGAACTCGGCCATCTCTTCAGGTGTTGGTATTCTATCGTCGCTCATTCTGTAGCCTTTCTAAAAATCGCACCCACTAAGTAAGCAAGTGCCTCGTCGTTGTCGAATGATATCGGAACTCCTCTAGAGTCCAAAGTAAAAGTAGCCGCATGGACACACTCATGGACTAACACCGGCAAGTCACGTTTATCTTTTATCCAAATTACTATCTGTGCTCTACCGTGGTTAAAAATACAAGTGCCACCTTTATGATCTAGCACAGCCTCATAACTAAACTCTTTCTTAAAAATCTTAAGCATCTTCTTCTTACTGACACCTAAGTACATATAGTAATTAAGTTGATATATGTCAGAGAACCAATGCTTAGGCGATGACACTTTGGTTTATCTCGTATTGTTTTAATTTCCTATAAAGCGTAGCGCGTGCAATGCCTATCAACCTAGCAGCTTTAGTTATGTTCCCATCACACATCTTAATTGCCTTTAATATATGTTGCCTCTCCATCTCATCAAGCGTCTCTATATATTGTGCATCGAGAAGCCTACCTGCTAGCGTTACCATTGCTCACGTCCTTTGCTGTGATTTCTATTACGTCTTTATTTAATTGCTTTTGAAACTCTTCAGCACGCTGGACACTCTCAAGCAGAGTATGGCGCATATCTTTGCCGATCTCGTGCTCGTGTTTAACGGTCTTTTTGAAGATCTCTTTTTCACCACCAAGTAACTCGGCAGATTTAAGTTTATCCCAGAACTCAACTTCCATAATTTTACCGACGACAATTTTCACACCATTTGGATCAGTAGCGTACTCATTCTTTACGCGGAACTTTTTCACCGCTCGACGTGCTTCTGCTGGTATCTCAGTTATGTGCTCTATCCAGGATCCGTCGGGTTTTTGAAACGTAGCCATGTCTACGTCGATGACCTCTTTTACTCGCTCGATAACCTCGGCCGCATCAAAGCCATGCTTTAGTACAGCGGTCTCAGTTATCTTACGTATGGCTTCGTGAATATCAGGACGCGATCTAAGGTTTCTCCCACTTCGAGAATCAATACCGGCCTCAACCGCAGCTTGCTGAACATTTCTGCATTGAAGGTAGCTTACGATAAATTTCATCACCACCGGATCTGAAGAGTGTTCTGGATATAAAGTGGTCTGCAGAATAAACGCAGTCTCATCCCTATGCATGGTTGGCTTCTTGTCGGTCGCAATTACTGGCGTAGGGTTAAACCCTGGCGGTGGTGGTATCCTCATATATAGATAGTGTTGAATGACCAAATTACTGTGTCAATATGAGAGTGGTGCATTTTGGTACGTACAGTAACAATGTTAGAACAATTATACGTATATAAGTATACATATAAATAGAGATGGGTGGGTGCTTAGTTGCCTAGTAACAATGTTCTGCGTATAGTAACAATGTTCTGCGTATAGTAACAATGTTCCGACTTTTTTAACCATCAAAAACTACAATTTTTATTGAGACGACCTTTACCCATATTTTACATAGTTTCGATTTTTGCCCTACCCCCTTCAAGTCTTAAATATTTTTAAATAACACAACGAATCAAACGAACGTTTGTTTGACATCCTATGCAATCCTGTGCGTGTCGTGCTTAAAGCGCATATATTGGTTATTAGATTTTTTGATTCAAAATGAGACGCTCGACGATGCCCTAGGTTGAACGATCGTCACGCGGCTAGGGTATTTGTAAGGGTATTATGAACAATGTTAAGCAATGTATTCGATCTGTTTAACAATGCTACTATTGAAATGAACAATGTTAGAGCGTTAAAATGACGCGCAGCTCATAAGGGTGTCCAAAACGCACTGCAACAATACTTGCCTTTCCTTACCAATAATGTTAAATATAGCGTATTCGCTGTCTAAAGCGACATAGCAAGGAACTTTGTTGCTTGATATGTTCTAGCTTAAGACATCGAGCGCACGATATATTTACCGACCGCGTCAAAAAACTACCATATAAATACATACTAAAACTAATAACATTGTTAAACAGATCGAATATAAAGCCATTAGACACCCGACTAACAATCTACGGCCATGCAATCCTCTAACTAAACCACAATAAACCGTACTCTGTAATTTATACCTATAATCTATTTGGTTATGAACAATGTTATTATTTTGCTTGTATTTCGGGCACTAATGATGCATAGTATATAAATAAACAAGCAATAAAGCTTGACACAACAAAGGACACGTAAATGAAAACAAAAACAACCAAAGCACAAAAAGCAGCAGTATATCTATTTGTGGTATTAACTCTGTCAATGATCTCAAAATCATTCGGTAGCACGTTCATTGAATGCAAAAGCCGTGATGTAAAGACTTGCACTAAAGAAGTCACGAAAGGTGACGCTATTGTGGCTTTAGCAAAGAACCCACAAGCTGTATTCGTAAAAGTGGACTTCGTAAAATTAGACACTGATAAAGGTACTTTAAAGAACGATAAGAAGTAACTTTATCGAGCGTATCTGTATCGGGTACGCTTAATTAAAGGTATTTAAGTCCAGCGGGATCACGTTCTAATAATAGTGTTGTGTCCGTTAGTAGAACGCCGCTGGACAATTTAAACAGGACACAACACTAACAAAGGACACAAGCCATGCTACGTACAATTCTGTCACTATTATTAATTGCCTCTCTAAGCCAAGCTGGAAACATAAGCGAGTGTTTCGACTCTAAAGGTCGATTTGACTCAAATATTGGTCACGACACATTAGACTGTGGAAACGTCGACGTTCGATCGTGGGCTATTGGAGTCGTTGAGGCTATGATTGAGATAAGCCACGACGATCAAGAGGATATAGACGTTCTAGACGCTTGTAGCGTGCTAAAAGAGGATGAGGAGTCAAGTCTACTGTTAATTAACGCTTGTGGGCTATTAATGGGGAGTAAATAATTATGCAATCACAATCTAGAATCACTAAATCACCCACGCGCATTGATACATATTACACGACTGGAAAAGGTACTCTAATTGTAAACGGCCAAACTAATGAAATGACAGTAGTTCTATCGTCAAGCGACACGATTTTTGGTGTTACATCGTTAGACTTTGGTCTTAATGAGATCGGTTTTGATAAGAATGCACAAACTAACTTTGAAACGTTAAGTTGGGTGTAATATGTATTCAGCACAATTGACACTATTTATTGCAATGCTTAAAACCATGAACGCTCAAGATTTAAGTTTTAATTGTTCATTTTCGGTATATATCCATGATTTAAAAGAAATGCTCTTAGCCGTACAATATGCCAAAGAAAGCGGATATCCTCTAAAAATTCAAATTAAAGCCGATAAAATCACCATCATAAAAGTTTGGGATGTGTAACCATGTATCGTCTATTCTTTGCAATTTATTTATTTATTTGGTGTTACGAGATACTTTTAAAATCGGGAAAGGTTTAAGATGACACTCTATTTTTATGCCAAAAACGTATATGGACAGCGAATGATCTACCCGGCGTGCGATACTTCACGCGCCTATTTAAAAGCATTGGGGCTTAAGACTTTCACACGCGCCGCCTTGGATGGGTTAACAGCACTAGGAATTAAATTAGAACAAACTTTTGAAAAGGTGACTTTATGAACGCACGCAGAATAAAAGAGTATTTAATAGTGGTTGTCTGCATTGGTTTTATTTACATATTTATTCAATCTACAGGTGACATCTTAGCCGGTATGTTTGGTTTCCCTTTCGTCACCTATGGCGCTATTGAGTATTTTAAATCATAAAGTGACGCTGTAAAATAATCTAATGAGGACTATACAGCCGAGCAAGCGAAACAGGTTCAGACTTTACACAAAAGGACATTCTACCGGAAATGGTCGCGCATCCGGTTTTTATTTAAGGACACAACTACTATGAAACAATTACTCATTGATTTACTTTTTGTTGTAATGATCGGGATTTCTATTTATTGGTATCTCTATCAACTAACTTTATATTGACACTAACAAAGGACACGACATGACTTATGAACAATCTATAGACCGTATATGCAAGTTTGCATCTAGTGACGAAAATAGACCTCAATTAATGTATTGCGTTTACATTGAGGATTTACAGGCTTTGGTTGCTACCGATGGCCATAAAGTTATTTTTGATAAAACTCAATACGTAGCCGGTCGATCGGCTTTTAAAGCTAGTACCTTTTTAAAGACAGGTGATTTCGTTGCGCCGGATTTTGATTTAAAATACCCTCATGTAAAACAGTTTCTACCCGATCTAGATAAATATTCAGACTTTATCACATGGCACGTTCCAAAGTTTGTCGATAAACTTCCAACTAAAGGTCATACTAATATTTACTTGACCATGCATAATGAAATAATGCTAACAAGACCAAATCATACAAAACTCTGGACCTGTTTAGATCTAAAGCAATT